CGAGTTCTCTGGACCAGAATCTGGTTATCCAGTAATGTTGCATGGTAAAGAAATCGTTATACCTTCTGCAACTGGCACAAAAGTATCAGAACTTCCTAACCCATCTAAGATGGGAGACCATGGTGAAGATGACGATGACGACTTTGCTACTGCTGCACTAGAAAAAGAAAAACAGGCTCAACTTGAAAAAATTAATAAAGGATTCCAAGACACTGATGCAGTATTAAAGAAACTTATCGGCTCAATGACTAAGTTGGATAAAATACAAGATGACCAACTGGCTGATATAGAAAAACAAATGGACACCATGAAAAATGCACCGATTACTCTCACGGGTGCGTTTAAGAATGCGGCGCTTGATTTGAAAAATTTTGCTTCTAGGATGACAACTACAACTTCTTCTAGCAGCGGAAGTTCTAGTAGTGCTTCTAGTGGAGATACCGCCTCAAGATCAGCTGGATCCGGAGGAGGATCAGCTGGAGCCGGTACTGGAGCCGGTGCTGGAGCCGGCGGAGGATCAGCAGGTAAATCAAGTACTAGTTCGTCACAAGAAGGAAATAAAGGTTTCTTTAGTAGCATTGGATCTATGTTAGGCATAGGAGGGTCCAAAGAAACAGAGCCCACTTCTGCTGCCGGAAATAATGTTGTTAATACAAAAGCACCTGAAGGGTCAACTCAAGAATTATTAGATTTTATAGCAAAACATGAATCAGGTGGAAATTATAATATTTTAGTAGGTGGTAAAACAGCCAATTTAATTGATATGACAGTGGAGCAGGTCTTAGAGTTGCAAAGACAAATGCGAAGTATGGGACATGAATCATCGGCTGTTGGAAAATATCAAATAATCAATAAGACTTTATTAGGAACTATGGGCCCGGCTGGTGTCCGTCCGACGGATAAATTTGATCAGGCTACTCAAGACAAATTAGGTACCACTTTATTGAGAAACAGAGGATTAGATGCTTATCTGAACAAAAAAATAGATCCTGACACATTTGCTGATAATTTGTCAAAAGAATGGGCTAGCCTTCCATACAGAACAGGAAAAAGTTTTTATGCAGGAGTTGGGTCAAACAAATCACTTACTGACAGGAGTGAATTTATTAGCAAGTTACCTAAAACTAGCAGTGTTAGCGCAAAAGAAGGTGCAATAATAGACGGCTCTGAATCAGGATATCCTATAGATTTAACTGCACACGGTAATGAAGTTATTGCTCCACTAGATAAAAGCACATTATTAGGCCAATTGGCTAAAGAACCGGCAACTGAAAGTGCAAAAAACATGTTGGCAGGAAATCCTGTTACTAATAACAATGATACTAGACAAATAGATGCAATAATCCAGTATATGGAAAAACAGCAAGAAATGATGGAGTTGCTGTCAGAAAAATTAGATGACATGATCGAAGAACTAGAAGAAAGTAATGATACTCAGGGCGATTTATTAAAAGCGACCCGTGTATAATAAATAGATTATGACCTATAAAAAGAAATTTATTAATAAAAGCGGTGTTTCCAGCCCTATATCAGGTGTAAACAGTAACTCAGGTTCTTGGAACAATGGTAGTAGCACCCAAACTGGTGGATGGAATAACACAGATTTTGGTTATAAAAATTATATGAGTAGACTCCCAGAAGTCTATACAGGTCATCCAAACAGAATAGAGCGATATAATCAATATGAAATGATGGATGTTGATGCTGAAATTAATGCGTGTCTAGATATTATATCAGAATTCAGCACTATGCGTAATGAGCAAAATAAAACACCATTCATGTTTGAATTTAAAGAAGATCCTACTCCTCATGAAGTTGAAATATTAAAAGCCCAACTTCAGCAATGGTGTAAATTAAATGAATTTGACGTTAGAATATTCAAAGTATTTCGTAATGTTATAAAATACGGTGATCAAGTATTTGTACGTGACCCAGAAAACTTTAAGTTATATTGGGTTGATATGGTTAAAGTCATTAAGGTTATAGTAAACGAAAGTGAAGGTAAAAAACCTGAACAGTACGTATTAAAGGATCTTAATTTTAATTTACAAAATTTAAGTGTAGCACAAAAAACAAATACTGATTTTGCTGCGAATCCTGCAACTGGATTGGGTGGCACTGGAGGCGGCACGAATACTCCGTACACAGTTCCTGCAATGCCATACAACACAACGGGCTCAAGATTTACTTTGGGCCAGAGCGAGTCAGCAGTAGATGCTAAACACATTGTTCATTTGAGTTTGACAGAAGGGCTTGACCGTTTCTGGCCTTTCGGACAAAGCATTCTAGAAAATATCTTCAAAGTATATAAGCAAAAAGAATTACTAGAAGATGCTGTTCTAATTTATCGCGTACAACGTGCTCCTGAGCGTAGAATGTTCAAAATTGACGTTGGCAACATGCCAAGTCATATGGCTATGGCATTTGTTGAACGTATTAAAAACGAAATACATCAACGCAGAATTCCAAGTTTATACGGTGGTTCAAGTATTGTTGATGCTACATACAATCCATTGTCAATGAATGAAGACTATTTCTTCCCAGTCACCGCAGACGGTAGAGGAAGTAGTGTTGAAGTTCTTCCCGGTGGACAAAATTTGGGTGAGATTGATGACTTGCGTTACTTCAATAATAGACTAGCACGTGGTTTGCGTGTTCCAAGTTCATATTTACCAACAGGTCCTGACGACAACACAACTCCATTAAGCGATGGGCGTGTCGGCACAGCAATGATTCAAGAATTTAGATTCAACCAATATTGTGAAAGATTGCAAAATTATGTTGCAATGAAAATGGATGAAGAATTTAAATTATTCTTGCGCTGGAGAGGCTTCAATATTGATAGTGGATTATTTCAATTAAAATTTAATCCTCCGCAAAACTTTGCAGCATATCGTCAGAGCGAATTGGATACTGCAAGAGTCAGCACATTTACATCAATGGAGCAATTGCCGTATATTAGCAAACGTTTTGCTCTTGAAAGATTCTTAGGTCTTACTGAAGAAGAAATTGCGAAGAATGAGGAGTTATGGAGAGAAGAACATAACAAGACTGAAGATAATGAACCTGCAGGAAATGATTTAAGAAATATCGGTGTAAGTATAGGTGATATAGAAACAGATGAAAATACAGGTGAAGAAATGGAAACACCTCCTCCTGAAGAAGGGGAAGAAGGTATAAGCCCTGAAGTTGCAGGTCCAGTGCAAAGCGCACCCGGTGCGCCAGTACCAGGCGCCGCTGGTGGCGGATTAACAGCATAAGATAAATATTATTATGAAACTTTATGAAATGTACGATCCGCCGGTTAACGGTTATCAAGATGTGAATCAAGATAACAGTAAACCTATTTGGAAACAAAGTAGAAAAACAAAACTCACATTAAAACAAATAAGAAAATTAAGAAAAATGTTAGATGTGAGGAATTACGAAAAGAAACAACATATAAAACGAGTCCATGAGCAGTATGGCAAATCTGCGGCACAGGACGGTCAAACACCAACTGTATAAATTTCTCCATCAAAAATTGGCTATTTTTTAAAAAGTGCGAAAAATGCATACATATAACGCACTTTTTTGGCATACTTGCTAAATAATTCTACAAAGCCATTTTACTCAGGAGAAAATTATAATGGATAACAAAAAGTTTGAACAACTTATTGATCTTATCATCAATGAGAATGAAGAAAAAGCACGTGAACTATTTCATGAAATAGTCGTTGAAAAATCCCGCGAAATTTACGAATCCATTATGGATGAAGAAATGATGGGCGGTATGGGAGACGGTTCTGATATGGTCGGTGAAGTCGGTGACTTAGCCAGAGAAATTTCTGCTGAAGAAGCAGGTGGCATGGTAGAAGACGATATGGGCGACGATATGGGCGACGACACTTTAGTCGGAGACGAAGAAGTTGTTGATATTGATGCCGATGATCTAGAAGGCGGCGAAGGCGGAATGGAAGAAATTGAAGACGCTGTTGTTCGCATCGAAGATAAACTAGATCAACTAATGGCAGAATTCGAAGAATTAATGGGTGACGAAGGCGGAGAAGAAGACTTCGGTGGTGAAGAAGGTGAAGAAGACTTCGGTGACGAAGGCGGAGAAGAAGGCGAAGAAGACTTCGGTGGTGAAGAAGGCGAAGAAGAAGTTTCTGAAGAAGTTATGGAAGCCATACAATTAAAACAAATTGGTGGAAAGACATATAACACTTTTGGAAAAATGGGTGACAATGGTGACAATACTAAGTCTATCGCATTGAATACTCCTAAGGTTAAAGTTCCTGGTGTAGAACCAACAAAGTTCAGTGGACACAGCGAAAGCGTTCCAACAGGTCCTAAGAATCCTAGCAATCCTTACACAAAGGGCGAGACACAAGTAAAACATGCAGGTCAATTTAAGAATGCTCCTGCACAAGCAAGTCAGGATTTAGAAAAGGCTCCTGCACCAAAGCATGGTGACGATGGCTCTAACACAAAGAGTCCATTAGGCGAGTCACGCAAGATAGTTAAGAAAAAAATTGTTAGATAAGGAAAACTGAGATAATGGCCTTGTATCTCAAAGAGCATCTTACTTTTGACCGAGCCGGCATGGTTGTCGAATCGGTCAAAGAAGGTGACGGTAGTTTGAAGAGCCTGTATATGAAAGGTATCTTCATTCAGGGAGGGGTAAAAAACGCAAATGAGCGTGTTTACCCCGTTTCTGAAATTGAAACTGCTGTGGAAACCTTAAACAAACAAATTAGTGAAGGTTATTCTGTATTGGGTGAAGTAGATCATCCGGATGACCTAAAGATTAATTTGGATCGTGTATCTCACATGATTACTAGTATGTGGATGGACGGTCCTAACGGTTTTGGAAAATTAAAGATTCTACCAACTCCAATGGGGCAATTAGTAACTACTATGTTGGAGAGTGGTGTAAAACTTGGTGTGTCTAGTCGTGGTAGCGGAAACGTGAATGATATGGACGGCCGTGTCAGTGATTTTGAAATAGTCACTGTGGATATTGTCGCACAACCAAGTGCTCCTAATGCTTATCCAAAAGCAATTTATGAAGGTATGATGAATATGCGTCATGGTCATAAATTGTTAGCGATTGCAAAAGAAGCCCAAGGTGACAAAAAAGTACAGAGGTATCTTGCTGAGGAAGTAAAACGCCTTATCAAGGATCTCAAAATTAAATAAGGGGAAAAAGATATGCTAGATGCTATCAAACCATTGCTTGAGAGCGGCCTTATTGACAAAGAAGTCGGGCAACAATTAAATGAAGCCTGGGAATCTAAGTTAAATGAAGCACGTGAACAAGTACGTAGTGAACTTCGTGAGGAGTTTGCTCAAAGATACGAGCATGACAGAAGTGTGATGGTTGAAGCCCTTGATAAAATGGTAACAGAAAGTCTATCTGGTGAAATTGAAGAATTTAACCAAGAAAGACAAGCAATGAACGAAGACCGTGTGAAAGCACAAAGAAAACTACGTGAGTCAGCAAGTAAGTTTAATGATTTTATGGTTTCAAAACTAGCCGAAGAAATCAAAGAATTACGTTCTGATAGAAAGTCAATGAAAGAAAGCCAAGGAAAATTGGAAAAATTCATTGTTCATGCACTTGCACGTGAGATCAAAGAATTCTCACAAGACAAGCAAGCAGTAGTTGAAGCAAAGGTTAAATTAGTTGCTGAAGGACGCAAACAACTCAATGCATTGAAGTCAAAATTTGTGACTGAAAGTGCTAAGAAAATGAATGCGGCTGTTGCTAAACATCTTAAGGGTGAAATCAGTCAACTTAAAGAAGATATCAAGTCTGCCCGTGAAAACAATTTCGGGCGCAGATTATTTGAAGCATTTGCAAGCGAATTCTCTGTAACTCATTTAAATGAGAAAGCAGAAACTCGTAAGTTAGTTGCTCAAATTCAAGAAAAAGATCAAAAACTATCTGAAGCAGCACAAGCAATATCTGCTGCTAAAAAGTTAGTTGAGAGTAAGGAACGTGAAGTTCGTATTATTAAAGAGTCCAATCAACGTCAAAAAATAATGGGCGATTTGCTTGCTCCATTAAACGAAGAAAAGGCACAAGTAATGAAGAACTTACTAGAAAGCGTACAGACACCAAAATTGAAAGACGTTTTCAACAAGTATCTACCAGCAGTTTTAAATCAAGTTGCTACTGCTCAGCCTGCTAAAAAACAGGCATTAGCAGAATCCAAAATGATTAGTGAAATTACTGGTGATAAATCTGCCAGAAAGCCAATTGAAGAAGATGAAGATCAAAGCAATCTTATCGACTTTAAGCGTTTGGCAGGGCTATAAACGACATCTATAGGAGAAAATAAAAATGTCAAAAGTTCTATTAGAAAGCCGTTGGGGCGAAACCAAAGAGGCCCTGTTAGAAGGCTTAAAAGGCGGCCGCCGCTCAACAATGGGTGTTCTCTTGGAGAATACTCGCAAACAGTTACTTGCTGAAAGTACAGCAGGTACAACAACTGCAGGTAATATCGCTACATTAAATCGCGTTATTCTTCCAGTTATCCGTCGTGTAATGCCAACAGTTATTGCTAACGAGTTGGTTGGTGTTCAGCCAATGACTGGCCCAGTTGGTCAAATCCATACACTACGTGTACGTTATGCAAATAGTTTAACAGACAATAGTGCTGCACAAACTAGCGTAGCAGCAGGTGAAGAAGCATTGAGCCCATTCAAGATTGCTCAGGCGTATTCACGTGTTCCATCAAGCGCAACAAGCACAAATTTTTACACAGGTAATGATACTGCTGCTCTTGAAGGTAACGGTGGTAAGCAAATTTCTGTTCAGATTCTACGTCAGGCTGTTGAAGCCAAATCACGTAAGTTGCAAGCACGTTGGACATTTGAGGCAGCACAAGATGCACAGTCTCAACATGGTATCGACGTTGAAGCAGAAATTATGGCTGCTCTAGCACAAGAAATTACTGCTGAAATTGACCAGGAAATCTTGTTGTCTCTAGCAACATTGGCTTCTACAGAGTATACATACAATCAAGCAACCGTTTCTGGTACTGCTACATACGTTGGTGACGAACACGCTGCTCTAGCAGTTCTAATCAACCGCGTTGCAAACTTGATTGCTCAACGTACTCGTCGTGGTGCTGGTAACTGGGCAGTTGTTTCACCTGCTTCGTTGACAGTTCTACAAAGTGCTACAACTTCTGCATTCGCACGTACAACAGAAGGTACATTCGAAGCACCTACAAACACTAAGTTTGTTGGTACATTGAACGGTGCAATGAGAGTTTTCGTTAACTCTTATGCTCCAGACACACAACCAGTTCTAGTTGGATATAAGGGTTCTAGCGAGACAGACGCTGCTGCGTTCTATTGCCCATATATTCCTCTAATGAGTTCTGGTGTTGTTCTAGATCCATCAACATTCGAACCAGTCGTATCGTTCATGACACGTTATGGCTACATCGAATTGACAAACACAGCATCATCGTTCGGTAATGCTGCTGACTATGTTGGGGAAATTGCCGTACAAAATCTCACCTTTCAGTGAAATTGGGTACACCCGATTGTCTTTAGGACAATCACCAATCAAAAGAGTGCTTCGGCACTCTTTTTTTATGATATAATAGTGAAATGTTAAGTATTGGACTAAATACTATAATGATTGAAAACAAATATACCAAACTTTATTATAAAATAACTTCTAATGCAAAGCAACGCATTACTGAGGGCTACACAGAACTACATCATATTATTCCTCAATCAATGGGTGGTAGTAATGATAAAGAAAATTTGGTAGAGTTAACAGCAAGAGAACATTTCATTTGTCATTGGTTGTTGATTAAAATGACAGAAGGTGAAGATAGAAGTAAGATGTTATATGCACTTAACGGAATGAAAGCAGAGAACAAATGCCAACAACGATATCATACAAAGATTACAGCAAGAGTATACGAAAAGTATAGAATAGAACACGCAGAAAATCACAGTAAAAGAATGAAAGGTCGTAAAGCCTGGAACAAAGGTGTGCCACAGACTGAAGAACATAAAGAAAAAAATAGACAAGCGGCACTACAAAGAGCACCCAAGTCAGAAGAAACTATTACTAAATGGAAAGAAAGTAGAGCAGGGTATATACATAGCGAAGAAACTAGACAAAAACAAAGTTTAGCCTCGAAGGGTAAACCTAAAGGTCCTCAAACTGATGAACACAGACTTGCTATAAGTTTGGGAGGCAAAGGCATAAAGAAAAAAGAAGGACATTCTAATAACGTAGCCAATGCAGTATTAGGTAATATAAGTATCAACAAAGATAACATTGAGAAAAAAGTAAAGAAAGATACACTACAAAGTTACTTAGATGATGGTTGGAAATTAGGTGGAAGAAAAAGAAAATAATAAATAGTTGTATGAGTAATTTACAAGAAATTTACGGGGCTACAAAGTTGTATGAATCAAAATATGGTCAAAAATTAGATCAGTATTATGGACCTTTTAGAAGTGATGGTAAAATAGTTAAAGATAAAAACAGTAAAGAACTTTGCGAATGTGTAAATGCTGATACTGCAAAAGAATTGGCTGCGTTATTAACAGATATTAAACAACTAAGAGAATTATGTGATAAGATCATTTCTTTACCAAATAGATAAATACAATATAAAATTCTCAATCGGGATGGGAAGACTAAAGCGCACTTCGGTGCGCTTTTTTTTATACTTATTAAACTTTAGGTTAAGATAAATACATAATTAGCACGAATTAGGATTAAAAAACATGGCAGCGGATCCATTCAATAGTCAAGGCGGTTTTACTACAGGAATACCACCCGTACCAGTAATAGATGGCAATGGTAATGTTGTAACCAACGTTAACAATTTGTCTGGCAACGTAGCCGCAAACAACATTTACGGTAACAACTATTTTTTTGCGAATGGACAACCTTTATCTCTAGGTGCTGCGGGGTCCAACACAGAAGTACAGTTTAATGATAATGGCCAGTTTGGCGGAAGTTCTGGATTTGCATTCAACAAGTCCACGCAAATATTAACTGTCACAAATATTAATACTAGTAACGTAGCAGTTGCTAACCTTACCGTAACTAATATAGCAAATTTAGGTGATGCATCAAACGTAAAGATTACCGGTGGTGTTCCTAATTATGTACTAACTACAGACGGTAATGGAAATCTAAGTTGGGCACCCGGCGGCGGTGGTGGCGGAAATAGTTTTTCAGGTTTTTCAGGCTTCAGCGGTGTAGGCTTAAGCGGTCTTAGTGGATTTAGTGGTCTTAGTGGTATAAGCGGCGCTAGTGGTGCAGGAGAAAGCGGTGCCAGTGGATTTAGTGGTTTAAGTGGTCAAAGTAGTTTTAGTGGTGTAAGTGGATTTAGCGGAAACTCAGGTCTATCAGGATTTTCAGGATTCGGTAGTAAGTATGTAGGTAGCTCTACTAGTTCGTTTACAATAGGCGGTATTGGTCAAGAATCTATTTTCATGACTGCAGGCTTAACTTATACTATTGGTCAAAGTATTATTTTAGCATATGATCAGTATAACTATCAATTAGGTCAAGTAATATTTTATAATTCAGTTACTGGTCAACTAATATTTGAAAAAACGTTCGCCGGTGGTGAAGGTACATATAGTCAATGGACAATCAACTTAGAAGGTGACGTAGGTTATTCAGGTACATCTGGATTTTCAGGAGAAACTGGACCAGCTGGTGAGCAAGGTATATCTGGTTTTAGTGGTTTCAGCGGATTCAGCGGAGTCAGTGGATTTAGTGCTGTTAGTGGATTCAGTGGAGTCAGTGGATTTAGTGCTGTTAGTGGATTCAGCGGGATCAGTGGATTTAGTGCTGCTAGTGGATTAAGCGGAGTCAGCGGCACTTCAGGTATCAGTGGTACCAGTGGTACCAGTGGTTGGAGCGGTATCAGCGGTATATCGGGAATCAGTGGTACTAGCGGAAATAGTGGTATCAGTGGCACATCAGGTTTTAGTGGTACAGGAGATTCGGGTTTTAGTGGTACAAGTGGATACTCAGGATTATCCGGATCAAGTGGATTCAGCGGAGATAGTGGAATTTCAGGTACCAGTGGATTTAGCGGAGAATCAGGATTATCTGGATTTAGTGGACACAGTGGCGAATCAGGAATATCTGGTACCAGTGGACACAGTGGCGAATCAGGAATATCTGGTACCAGTGGAACTTCAGGCTTATCAGGTGCTAGTAGTTTTAGCGGCACTAGTGGTATAAGTGGATATAGTGCTGCTAGTGGATTCAGCGGAGTCAGCGGATTTAGTGCTGTTAGTGGTGTATCTGGGATAAGTGGTACTAGTGGTATATCTGGGATAAGTGGTACTAGCGGATTTAGTGGTATAACTGGGATAAGTGGTACTAGCGGATTTAGTGGTGTATCTGGGATAAGTGGTACTAGCGGATTATCTGGGGCCTCCAGCTGGAGCGGTGTAAGCGGATTTTCTAGTTTTAGTGGTATTAGTGGCTTGTCTGGTACTAGCGGATGGAGTGGTATTAGTGGTGCTTCCGGAGAATCTGGAACTAGTGGTATATCTGGTATTAGCGGAACTAGTGGTATATCTGGTATTAGCGGAACTAGTGGTATATCTGGTATTAGCGGAACTAGTGGTATATCTGGCATTAGCGGTGTTAGTGGATATAGTGCACCAAGTGGTATATCAGGCACGTCCGGTATTAGCGGCACGTCCGGTATTAGCGGCACTAGTGGTATCTCAGGAACGTCAGGTGTTAGTGGTTGGAGCGGCATCTCGGGAACATCAGGTGTTAGTGGATGGAGTGGTATCAGCGGAATAAGTGGTATCAGCGGAATAAGTGGTATCAGCGGAATAAGTGGTATCAGCGGAATAAGTGGTTATAGTTCACTTAGTGGATTTAGCGGTATTAGTGGTACTTCAGGTATTAGTGGCGGCAGCGGAACTAGCGGTATTAGTGGTACTTCAGGTATTAGTGGCGGCAGCGGATGGTCAGGTGTTAGTGGCTGGAGTGGTGTATCAGGAACATCTGGTATAAGCGGTATTAGTGGATGGAGTGGAACTAGTGGTTGGAGTGGAACATCTGGTATAAGCGGAACTAGTGGTTGGAGTGGAACTAGTGGTTGGAGTGGAACATCTGGTATAAGCGGAACTAGTGGTTGGAGTGGTATATCAGGAACATCTGGCATAAGCGGAACTAGTGGTTGGAGTGGAACCTCTGGTATTAGCGGAACCTCTGGTATTAGTGGTTATAGTGCTCTCAGCGGTATTAGTGGTAGCAGTGGCACATCAGGCATCAGTGGCACATCAGGCATCAGTGGCACATCAGGCATCAGTGGCACATCAGGTATAAGCGGTGCTAGTGGCTCATCAGGTTGGTCTGGCACTAGTGGTATATCAGGTATTAGTGGCACTTCAGGTACTAGTGGCACTTCAGGTACTAGTGGCATCAGTGGAACTAGTGGCTGGAGTGGTGTAGGTATTAGTGGTACCTCAGGTATTAGTGGCACCTCAGGTATTAGTGGCACCTCAGGTTGGTCAGGTATTAGCGGAACTTCAGGTCTAAGTGGCATATCCGGTTGGTCAGGTATTAGCGGTACTAGCGGATGGAGTGGTACTTCAGGCACTTCAGGTTGGTCAGGAATTAGCGGTACTAGCGGATGGAGTGGTGATTCGGGTACTAGTGGCACAAGTGGTATCAGCGGTACCTCAGGTATTAGTGGCACAAGTGGTATTAGTGGAACAAGTGGTATTAGTGGAACTAGTGGCACTTCAGGTATATCAGGTACTAGTGGTATAAGTGGTACAAGCGGCATATCAGGTTGGTCAGGTCTAAGTGGAACTAGCGGTATCAGTGGCACTAGTGGTATTAGTGGCACTAGTGGTATTAGTGGTACTTCTGGTCAAGGTACTAGTGGTTGGAGTGGTGTTTCGGGTTGGTCGGGTATTAGTGGCATTTCAGGAAGTAGCGGAACTTCAGGTGAGTCTGGAGTAAGTGGTTGGAGTGGTGTATCTGGGATTAGCGGAACTTCAGGTATTAGTGGAACTAGCGGTATTAGTGGATGGAGTGGCATATCAGGTACAAGTGGTAGATCAGGTACAAGCGGATGGAGTGGCATATCAGGCACAAGTGGTACTAGCGGTACTAGTGGTATCTCAGGAACATCAGGTATAAGCGGTGTGTCTGGACAAGGAACTAGTGGTTGGAGTGGCATAAGTGGTACTAGTGGTATCTCAGGAACATCAGGTATAAGCGGAACTAGTGGATACAGTGCTCTAAGTGGCACTAGTGGTATCAGTGGAACTTCAGGTATAAGTGGCACAAGTGGTATCAGTGGTGCATCAGGCACCGGCGGAGGAGCAGGAACTAGCGGTTGGAGTGGCGCTAGTGGTACTTCAGGCATCAGTGGTACTTCAGGCATCAGTGGTACTTCAGGCATCAGTGGTACTTCAGGCACAAGCGGATGGAGTGGCACAAGCGGCTGGAGTGGAATAAGCGGAGCAAGTGGTGCACCTGGTTCTGGTGGTGGCAGTGGCTTCAGCGGCGCGTCAGGCACAAGTGGTACATCAGGTACAAGTGGTATAAGCGGAACTTCAGGTATTAGCGGAACAAGTGGCTGGAGTGGTATATCAGGTACGAGTGGCACTTCAGGTTGGTCAGGAATTAGCGGCACTTCAGGTTGGTCAGGAATTAGCGGCACTTCAGGTTGGTCAGGAATTAGCGGCACTTCAGGTTGGTCAGGCGCTAGTGGTACTAGCGGAACATCAGGTATCAGTGGTACTTCAGGTATTAGCGGTGTATCTGGACAAGGCACCAGTGGTTGGAGTGGTACAAGCGGAACTTCAGGCTGGTCAGGCGCTAGCGGTATTAGTGGCATGTCAGGTACTAGTGGCATCAGTGGTACAAGTGGTACAAGTGGCATATCAGGTACTAGTGGCATCAGTGGCACATCTGGCATTAGTGGTTGGAGTGGTATTAGTGGTGCATCAGGTACCGGCGGCAGCGGAGTAAGCGGTTGGAGTGGCACAAGCGGCATTAGCGGTACTTCAGGGTGGTCAGGTATTAGTGGTATCAGTGGCACAAGTGGTATCAGTGGCACTAGTGGTATAAGCGGTACTAGTGGTATAAGCGGTAGATCAGGTTGGTCGGGCACTAGCGGCACTAGTGGTATTAGCGGTGTATCTGGACAAGGCACTAGTGGTTGGAGTGGTATATCGGGCACATCAGGTTGGTCAGGCGCTAGCGGTACAAGTGGTATTAGCGGAACTTCAGGTATCAGCGGAACTTCAGGTATCAGCGGAACTTCAGGTATCAGCGGAACTTCAGGTATATCAGGTACTAGTGGAATTAGCGGTACAAGCGGCTGGAGTGGAATAAGCGGAGCAAGTGGTGCACCTGGCGCTGGTGGTAGCAGTGGCTTCAGCGGCGCATCAGGTACAAGTGGTATATCAGGTACAAGTGGTATATCAGGTACAAGTGGCATCAGTGGTACTTCAGGTAGTATTGGCACATCAGGTTGGTCAGGTAGTAGTGGCACATCAGGTTGGTCAGGTAGTAGTGGCACATCAGGCATTAGTGGTACAAGCGGCATTAGTGGCACTTCAGGTTGGTCAGGTATCAGTGGCACTAGTGGTATCAGCGGCACTAGTGGTATCAGTGGCACAAGTGGTATATCAGGAATTAGTGGTACTAGCGGCTGGAGTGGAATAAGCGGAGCAAGTGGTGCACCTGGTTCTGGTGGCGGTAGCGGCTTCAGTGGCGCATCAGGCACAAGCGGCATTAGTGGTACTTCAGGTTGGTCAGGTATTAGTGGTACAAGTGGTATTAGTGGTACATCAGGCATTAGTGGCACTTCAGGCATTAGTGGTACTTCAGGTTGGTCAGGCATTAGTGGCACTAGTGGTATCAGTGGCACTTCAGGAATATCAGGTACTAGTGGCATTAGTGGTGCTAGTGGCAGATCAGGTTGGTCGGGCATTAGTGGTATTAGCGGAACTTTAGGTATCAGCGGTACAAGTGGTATATCAGGAACCAGCGGCTGGAGTGGAATAAGCGGAGCAAGTGGTGCACCTGGTTCTGGTGGTGGCAGTGGCTTCAGCGGCGCATCAGGCACTAGTGGTATTAGTGGTACAAGCGGTATTAGTGGTACTTCGGGTTGGTCAGGTATTAGCGGTACAAGTGGTATTAGTGGTATTAGCGGTATTAGCGGTACAAGTGGTATTAGCGGTACAAGTGGTATCAGTGGCACATCAGGTTGGTCAGGTATTAGCGGTACAAGTGGTATTAGCGGTACAAGTGGTATCAGTGGCACATCAGGTTGGTCAGGTATCAGTGGCACTAGTGGTATTAGTGGTACAAGTGGTATATCAGGTACTAGTGGCATTAGTGGTGCTAGTGGCAGATCAGGTTGGTCAGGTGTTAGCGGTACAAGTGGTTGGAGCGGTATTAGTGGTGCATCAGGTACCGGCGGTGGTAGCGGTTGGAGTGGCATATCAGGTACAAGTGGTATATCAGGTACAAGTGGTTGGAGCGGTATATCAGGAACTAGTGGTATAAGTGGAACCAGTGGTATAT